CCCTTTAGCTGCTCATCACGCAGATCGTCCGCATCCTTCTCTGGATCAGGCAGTCCAGCCGCAGAGTACAGGAACCGCAACATATTGTTTGTAACCGCTATCGGGACTCCAGCGTACTTCAGCGCTCTCAGGTATGCGCTCAGAACCTCAAGATCAGATCCAAACAAGGTCTCGTGTACAATCTTCGGATATTCTTTAACTTTAATATCTGGGTTCAGCTTGAATAAAGCGGGCACTGCCTGACGATTAAATACATCCGCAATAATATCAAGAAATGCTTCAATAGCACTTGTGAACACTCCGACCTTTGAAATAGCCAGTGCACGGGATCCAACATTTTCATGTCCCAGCATTATGAAATCTGCCAGAATCGTGGATAGAATCTGAGTATTATACCTCTGAATGACCTCATTCGTATCAATCTGCCGGCTACCACCTGAGCTGAGCAGTTGAATATCATACATCGGAACCGTCGTGCCCTCAAATACATCTGATGGGAGCACTATACCTTCCTGAGCATCGCGCCTGATATTGGTTGCAAGTGATATGTACTCATCGTATATCACACGCATCTCAGGATCGTTATCCTTTCCAATAATAACTTTGGAGGGTATCTTAACAACAGGCAGACCAGCCAGGTCGCGCTCGATGCCGATCCCCTCAATAACTTCAATGTTCTGCTTGAACTTCCAGGCTCTAACAACGTTACGCAGAATCGAGCGACCTTCTGGATTGTTTCTACTAATCTCCGTTCTGAATAACAAACATTTCGATAACGGAATATCAATCATCTTGAAATCTGGAGGCGAAAGCTGCCGCATGGCAATAATATCACCGGAACCATCCTCGGCGAATATCCATCCAAAAAGCGTCGGCTGAGCTCTGAGAGATATCTTTCTCCACCCTATCCGTCCATCACTGTACTTGCTCCTCTTGCTCGGATCTTCCTGATCTGGACCAAGCCGCTGCTTGTACACTACCTCCTCAAGTGCCCAGCCATATACAAGAAATGACAGAATCTCAGTGATAACGTCCTGCCACGGAGCCTCCATATCGTTCATGCAGGACTCCAGGAATTTGCTCGCCTCAATATCCTCTGGATCATTCGATGCCGGAGAGACGTACCACTTCACCGATCGACACAGCATCTTTACCGCAAAGATCATTGCGCCGATCGTTGCATCATTGTCTGCCATCTCGCGGTATATCTGCATCGCTCGTGCAGACGACTGTAACTCCTGGACTACGTCGTCCAGGACAAACATCCCGAAACGACGCAGTCCGGATCTACCAACCTCTGTGAACGGAGATACATGATTTATATCTCCTATCGTGGGCACAGTTGTCGGAGGTGGTGTGTACTTCTTATCTATTTTATCCGATGGCAAACAACGATCACCCGTTAATTATATATATCATCCATTTCGGACGATGTATGTGCATTCAGTAAACTCGCCGCGAGGTTTTCTGCGGTTTCTATGATCTCAGACATGCCCCAGTTACATGTGAACATGTCCACCTGGTCCATCCATATGTTGATTCCCCTTGCAGTCTGCCCCTCTTTGATTATGAGAAGCACCAGGTTAACCTCATTCGATCCAAATACAATGTAATCACAATCGATTCGATTACATCCACGCATACCAAACAAGAGCTTCAATATCCTCGTCAGAACGGACCTGTCGTCATAATAAACAGTCCACTGACGAGTCGGAGCACTCTCGCCAAACAAAATTCTACGTAACCGAGACAATATTTCACCGCCTATGAATTACCTGTCTGCCCGCGTGTTGCGAACCAGAATGCTGCAATTGTGCCGATAATCCCACTGAAGGTATTGATGACATTATCCATTACTGGATTCGCATTGCACGTTCCAACAAGAACGATTATAACATATGCTATTATAAAAACAATTGTTATATAAAATCCCTGCATCTTATCAATATTCATCATCGTATCAGATCACCTGGAGCGAATTACATAGAAGGTATTATCCCCTGGAGGAAGCTTTTTCTTCAAACGCATTACCAGCTCAGGATCAGGATACTCTGGATACTTCTTGACATACTCCTTTCTGGTCATCGCATTCCCATCACCATCTATGAAAAGTATCCAGCCCTTATCGATGGCATTCCGTATTGCCGCATCATCTGCGTATTTCCAGAATGTATCTGGAAGACCTTTCAGCTTTATGCCGACAGGGAATGCCTTGACATCCTCTGGAAAACGACAGATCCCGTCGTTCCCAAGCCAGTTGCCCTCGACCAGCTTCTTCTTATCAAAAGAAGAAATATCAAGTATTTTCCGACGAACCATTACCATCCTCCTCGCTCGAAATTACCGACCTCAGATTGAACGTGCCCTTTGAATACGATCTCGCCAGATCATCCCAGTGTCTGCCATCCGATGTAGGTGTTATCACGAACGAGCGGACACTGCCAGTGCCAGATAGGGACAAATCCACCACCCCAGATGCGGCACTATTCGCAGCAAGCAGATCAGTCAGCCCCTGCATTGTATACAGGCACGCAAAATCCGTCCACGAGTATGCAATCCGGTATGCGCCACTCGTGCCATTAAACTCTGCATACGATCCGAATGCATCCTCATCAAGCATTCTGGTATACGACCAGTTTCCGGTACCGGACATCATGTCACCATAAGCGAATGCATTCGTAGATGTCCACAAATAACCACTCCCTATCCACTTTTCATTAATAGCTATTGCCCCACTAGCAATTTGGCAGTAGATAATAAATAACAACAAAAAACTAATTACTCTTAGCAGCATTCTTCTTCCGCCCCATCCGCTTGGATTTCTTCTGAACATCTGCCTCTGCCTCCTTATCATCTCGCGGGCGGATCCATCCCTTCACAGCATCGTACTTCCATGAATCCACTATATCACCTCCTCACACAATTGACCATTTACTACTACCAATGCTCACAGACCAGCGATCCTTCGTGAATATCGGTACCCGAACGACATCAATGCGCTCAGACCGAATATACCGCTGCAAGCACATGACAAGCGTTGAAAGAGCATCCGGACCGTCATCGTGTGAATGCCCAGGAAATGCCTTCAACTGATTGATGAGCTCTGGATACTTGAACCTGTAGTCATCCCTGAACACAATCTGACCATTGCTGTAGAACGGTTCAATAGCTCGAATACGGTCGGCCTTCTTGGTCGTATTCCACACAAGCTCATATGGGAGGACTACCCCATACATTGTCTGCCGGCGCCGGAGCTCGGTCTCGAACAGAGACTCGCCAGGGGCAGACTTTGCATGTCCGAGCGAGTTTGCCTCAACCCAGACCTTCGTGAAATTATATATCGAATGAAGCGCAAGAAGCTTGTTGATTGTGCTGCTCAAAGTACCCCGATTTATATCACAGTCATACACCAGCCATCTGCCATCTGGCATTACTCCAATCACAACAATTGCAGTGTAATCACTTCCTCCCTCAGACGGATCACATGCAGCAAAGAACTTAAGCTCCTCCTTCGGTACAGGCGGTACTAGATGCGGATCTGACGTGAACACGCTGCCGCTTACGGATACATCCCAGCGGCCATTCATCAACTGCTCACGTGTGACATGATCAAGCTGGTTCAGAGCAGCGATATATCCTTCCTGATCAATAAACGGATTGTCGAACAGCTTGGCCGGAACAAATATCGGACCGTTCTCAGTTGCATCAGAAGCAATCGGAAACCGTCTCAGAACCCAATCGTTTCCAACACCGCCTGGGTTTGTAGCTGCGCGCATCCTGATCGGAACAGGAAATGTTTTCAGCCGGCGAAGCCTGGAGAACATATATAGATAACGATCCTCTGGAAACTGTGTCAGCTCGTCCATTCCTATAAACTGAAACTCCGACGACTGATACCGGTATTTATCGTTCTCTGTTTCAAGATATCCGAACGTCAACGTGGCGCCTGAAGGGAACTTCCAGGTCTTGTCCGTTTCCGACCACTTCGCATCAGTATCTGCTAACCACTGCGCCGCGCGGTCCATCAGCGCGCCGGCTAGAGCCAGATCTGAATACGTTCGCCTCAGCAGCAGCGCACGGTATCCTGGTACCATTGCATACTGCAATGCGGCCATAAGAAGACAGTCAGACTTGCCCCCTCCAGCCGCGCCTCCATAAAGGGCCTCCATACCCTCGTATGCAAGGAACCTACGCTGCTGGAGAAACGGTATATGTGGTATGTATGGGTTTTCCCATATCGTTTTCTGAAGGACCGCCATCCCCCTGTAGCCGATCGTTTCCACCTCCTCCGGTGTCAGAACCTGCATCAGGGGGGGCCAGTCCTCGTGCACGGATTTCGTTGAACTTCCTTTCATACTCAAGAGCCAGCCTGTCTATGTCCTCGAACACATTTTTCACATGAACCTCAATAGATGCGGAACCGCTATCGCGGGATGACCGTGATGACACATCCTTCCACCGATCAGGAGCTCGATTGCACAGCCAGAATTTCTGCGCCTGAAAATTGCCTTCAAGAGCGCTTTTATAAAGAGCATTTTCAATTTTTTCACATGCTTCAAGCTCAGCCTCGGTTATTGCATTACGAATCTCCTCATCGCGAGCAATATATTTTAACAGATTGCTCAGTGAAATGCCAGCCTGCTTACATGCCTCATTTCGGCTGAACCCCTTTCGGAGCAGTTCAATAAGTACCTTCCTCTGATCGGGGGATATCCATCTGGTACGCTCACCTGGAGAATACTTTTTAAGATAGACCTTCACAATCTCATAAAATTCCGGATTCCGGCTACAGTACTTAACCATCGTGGTTTCAGTGACTCCAGCACTGATTACAGCATCCTTAAAGGTCATACCCTTTTCAAGGCTTTCCAGAAACTTTGCACGAGCCTCTGGCGTGACCCTCCTGGTAGAATCAACGTAACGCTCGTCTACAGCCTTGCGAAACTCCTCATTCGTATTGTATTCATTAACAAAATTCTCCTTGTGAACGCCAGCGATTGCTATTGCCGCAGATTTTGTTGCTCCCCTTTCCAGCTCTTTTAATATCGCTTCGCGTTCGTAATCGGTTAGACCGCCATGTACGCCGGAAACCATATGATATCCTCCGG